CATCCTTCGGATGTCACTTATAGCGTTTTTAATAACGCTGAATGGAGTAGTGAGTTTCATGATACACCTCCTTAAAGATAATCTTTACGAGCATGATGGTCTGGAACCACCTTACCAAGTTCAACTACCAATAGTCCATCTCCGAATCGTACATCTCGTACTTCGGTATCATCTGTGATTTGCCAGACCCTAGTGAAAGACCTGCTGGCCAGTCCTTTATGGACAAACGTTGCATCTGCTTCCTTGTTTTCCTTGATGCCTTCGACATATAGTTTTCCAAACTCCGTATAGACTTTGACTTCATCCTTCTTGAAGCCAGCGAGTGCGATCTCCAGTCTGCTTTCGACATTATTCACCTGAATTAGATTGTAAGGTGGATAATTGGAGTGTGTCGAAGGACTATCCCAAAATTGATTGAGATAATCATCCATGCCAATACTGTTCCGTGTAATCTTCTCGAATAGTTCTGGAAGATTAGCTGCGTGATAACGTGCTAGTGTGCCCATTGTTCTTAGCTCCTTTTTAAGCGAGTTTGTGTTTTGATGTCCCTTTCGGCGACATAACTAATTATACACGATCCCTTAAAATCCTAGTTCGGAATACCCCAAATTTTAGTACAGTAATCCGTAATAGATCTATCAGAAGAGAAGAAACCAGACCTTGCGGTGTTGATAACCGCCATACGATTCCAATTATCCTTGTCCCTCCATGCATCACTTACACGATCTTGAGCAGCAATGTAATCATTAAAATCTGCCATGACGCAGAAGGGATCATGATTTAAAAGATTATCCATTAATGGTTTGAATACGTCTTTATCACCATGAGTAAAGTGTCCACCTTGTATGAGATTAACTGCTTCCCATAACTCTGGACACATGTGATCTTGTGGGTTATAACCATGTCTCCAAAGATCACTAATCTCTTCTTCATTTTTACCAAACAAGAAGAAGTTCTCTTTGCCTACAAGATCAAGTATCTCTACATTTGCACCATCAAGAGTACCGATGGTTAAAGCACCATTCATTTGGAACTTCATATTACCTGTACCTGATGCTTCCTTACCAGCAGTAGAGATTTGTTCTGATAAGTCAGCAGCAGGATATACCTTCTCACCCAATTTAACACTATAGTTTGGTAAGAATACTACACGTAACTTACCATCCATATCTGGATCTGCATTGATTGTTTCTGCAATGCGATTAATAAATTGAATGATTAATTTTGCCATATAATATCCAGGTGCTGCTTTACCCCCAAATATTACTGTGCGAGGAACGAAGTCCTTTCCGTTTTTGATTCTAAGATACTGAGCAACTACTTGCAATGCAAGTAAATGTTGTCTCTTATATTCATGTATACGTTTAACGTGTACATCAAACATACTACTAGGATCTACACAGATTCCAAGATTGTTAAAGATATAAGTTGCAAGATGATGTTTACCAATTATCTTGGTCTCTGCAAACTTATCTAAAAGATTCTTATCATCAACATCTAGTTGGTTTAGTAAATCCATATTAGTAACCCAATCTGAACCAACTGCTTCAGTTAGAACAGTTGCAAGATTTGGATTACATGATGCCAACCATCTACGTGGAGTAACACCATTAGTTACATTAGTAAACTTATGGGGCCACATATCATAAAACTCTGGCATCAATTGTTTCTTAATAAGATCAGAATGTAACGCTGCAACACCATTAACATGATGAGAACCAACAGTAGCAAGATGTGCCATACGAACTGACTTATTACCATGCTCATCAATAATAGACATCTTTGCTAACATTGATTCATCAGCAGGATACTTTATACGAACAGCATTAAGGAACCTACGATTAATCTCATAGATGATCTCCATATGACGTGGCAGTAGAGACTTAAAGAGTCTAAGATCCCACTTCTCTAATGCCTCTGGAAGAAGAGTATGGTTTGTATATGCTATAGCAGCATGGGTTATCTCCCATGCATCTTCCCACTCTAAATGTCTAACATCTACAAGAAGTCTCATCAACTCTGCAACAGCAACAGATGGATGAGTATCATTTAATTGTACTTGATAATGCTCTGCAAAATTCTCAATAGGAATACCTCTCCTATCAAGACTATTAAACATATCTTGAAGAGAAGCACTTACAAAGAAGTATTGTTGTTTTAATCTAAGTTTCTTACCTTGATCTGTACCATCATTAGGATACAATACCTTGGAGATAGTTTCAGAAGACACACTCTGTTCTACTGAACCAAGATAGTCTCCAATATTAAATGCATAGAAGTCAAATACATCTGTAGCATCTGCTCTCCAAAGTCTAATCCTATTACAACTGTTAACTCTATATCCTAACTGCAATACATCATAGGGTACAGCAACTACCTGCTCTTCAGGAACCCAACGACATCTATAGTTATTATGATCTGATACATAATTCTCTACTCTACCACCAAACCCAACATGAACAGATTCATCTGGATAAGATAATTCCCAAGGCCAATCTCCATGCAACCAATTATCTGTAATCTCTATTTGTTGATTATCTCTAACTACCTGTTTAAAAATACCATACTTATATCTAATACCATATCCAGTGGAAGGTATCTTTAAAGTCGCTAAGGACTCCATATAACACGCTGCAAGACGACCTAAACCACCATTACCTAGTCCAGGTTCCTCTGCACAATCAAGGATCTTATCCAAGCACTGATCATACTCTGCTAGTGCTTCTTCTGCATCCTTTTTAAGACCTAGGTTTAAAAGATTGTTATTAAGTTGTGGTCCAATTAAAAACTCTGCGGATAAATAAGCAACTTCCTTTTCGTTAGACTGTTGGTTATTTAACCAGTATGACATCATCTGATCTCTTACAGCATAACAAAGTGCCATATAGAAATCATGCTTACTAGCATTGTCGGGTCGTTTACCTAGAGTGTAGTATAGACGATCATTGATACCATTATTAAGTAGAGACATATCTTATGATTAGATAAAAGTATTATAACCTATCTATTCAGAAGCCTCCACTTTTTTCTTAGAACCGATGTTATATTTTTGTTCCAGGATCCAATCGTTCTTATCTTTGTATGCCAACACCTTAATTTGGTTCAAAGGTGCAACATCTACTATAGACTCTGCATTAACTACAGATATCAATCCCCAATCAGAAAGCAAGCGAGCGATACGGTTCCGACGCTGAACATCGTTAACAGTAAGGTTGGCATGCTTGCCATCTAATGCAAATAATTCTTTGAAGTGAGTAATATAATATCTACCTTGCTTATGAAGAATGTGGCAAGATTGATATAACTTCTTCTCTTTCCTAGATGCTACTCCAATTCTTGTTAAAGTCTCACGGACTTTTAAGAAATCATCTGGTTCGTTAAGCATAACCTCCACCATCATCTCAGGTTTCCAGTTAACTTGTGGTTCAATAGTGCTAGTAGTCACGCCACTCCTCCAATGTCAAGTCGTTGTTTAATAAATTCGAGTTGTTGCTTTGATAAAATATTCAACGCTTGCATTGCTTTTTCATTACTATATCCATAGTATTGTTTAACAAGGTCAAGGTTACTAATCTTATCTTTTCGCATCCACGGAGAGAATCTCTTCCGTTTCCTGAGACTATTTAGATAAAAACTATATTGCATATCCTTGTCTAAAGCAGGATATTTGTTCATTTCATTAGCAAAGAGTATGCAATCTAGGTGTGCAGATAGGCACTTATTAATAATATAAGGAGGATAATCTTTAATCACATTAGGATCTTCTGTAAGATTCTCCTTGGTTTGGTTAATAGAATTTAACCATTCCTTCAATTCAGTTTTCATTGGTCTAGTTGAAATGATTCTCCGAAAATTGCATTAACGCTAACGACTGTAGCATTAGGATTACGTGCTAAGGCAACTTTTTTTGCCTCTTGGTAATCTCTTGCGTGGACATCTTCATTAAAGAGTTGTCCAGCAACGTATAATTGTACTCTACATTTCATTGTTCAGTGTCCTTTGGTAAATAAACCTCTACAATAGATTTACATTTAGGGCATGATAGATTGGTAACTATTGCGATGTCTTCACATCCATAGTCTTCACCATCAAAATCTGATCCCCAGATCAGTTCAGTATTACAATGCCAACAATTCATTACTCAATATCCGATTTAATAAGTGTTTCTGCTTCAGCAAAAGTTTTAGGAGAAATTGGAATTGCAGATTTTGACTCTGCTTCTTTCTTCCACAGTATCTCTTCTTGTCCCTTTTGTTCCTGTAGAATAGATATCAATCCACGTTCATAATTGAATAAAAGAAGTTCTTTTCTTTTCTTCTGATCTTCTTTATAATCATTAGTAGATCTCATAGTATATGTTAGATCATACTCTTGTGCTTGCCATTCATTATCAAACCGACTCTTAACCAACTCACTACTATTGTAAGATATTAATTGATGAGCAGTAGTTCTACAACATGCATCAGCAAACTCGTCATGATCAAAATTCTTATGCATTCCACCCTTCTTACCATATAAGTTATCCTTAATATCATAAGGAGGATCTAAGTACATAAAACAATCACCACCTTCAAACATTAACTCTTTATAATCCTTATTAGTTATTCTCCAAAACTTAATTAGTTCTTGATAATCATCTAATCTTTTAATTCCAGCAAGGGTAAAGTTGGATTTGCTTGCCTGAGCACTGAAGGACGAGGACTCAGACAAACCACTAAAAGAGCACTTATTGATAATATAAAAATTAATTGCCCTGTCCAAGGCGGTAGCTTCTTTGTCATACAAATCCTCCTTTGCTTTTAAAAATAATTCCTTTGCCTTTTCCTCAGTCTTATTAGCATTTTTAAGTTTAACTAATCTCTTTTTCATTTCTGCACCATCTGCTTTCAACTGTTGCCAGAAGTTAGCAAGAGGTTCATATGCATCATTAACCCAAATCTCTAGATGTGGATACTTCTTTGTAATATGAAGAGCAAAAGATCCTCCACCAAGAAATGGTTCACGATACTGTTTATACCTACTACCCTGATCCAAGTTAGGTAAAAAATTATCCATCTTAGCACAAGCACGAGACTTGCCACCAGGATATCTTAAGGGTGTTTTTAATAATTTATCAGATCCTTTAAGATTAAACACCTGATCTTTTTTGTGTTGGTGTAATGGCATAATAAAAATTCTTCTATAATTATTTAGAGAATAGTCTCTAGAGAATTTAAAAGTTCTCTAGCAGTTATCTCCTTATCACTAGGTTCAATTCCTTCAGCAAGCATTGTATAATCTCCTTCCAGAAGTTTAAACGTTGCACCCGCACCGTCACACTCCGCTCTAGAATATACAATATCCCATGTAGTAACACCTATAGACATCTTTTTAGTATCTACCAAAAGCATATACTCAAATGTCTTTTTGAGATCCTCTCTTTTTAGTTCATTGTTCTTCTTTTGACCAGGTCTTTTATTAATGAGAACAACTCTCTTACAAGAACCATTCTTATTAAAAAGACCAAGACTACCTTTCATTTCATAAGGAACACCATTGGTGTCATAAAAATCCTTACCATCTTCATGGTCTCCAACATATCTTAGTTGATTACCAGACCACTTCTCAAAAGATTTCTCTTGAAGATAAGTCCTAAGAGGACGGAAGGCATTAGTTTTTAACTCTGGAGTATTAGTTGCCTGAACACATCCAAAGAAATTGTTCAAATCACAAAGGTTAATATCAATCATTAGGGAACAATAATACCGTCTTGTATACTATCTGGTTGGACAATCTTACTAAATTGATTCTTGTAATGATCTACTACTTGATCTGCAGCATCAGCAACATAAATTACATGTTCCTGTTTAACAGTAATATCTTCTACAGGACTACTGAGAAGAGGACACCATGAGGCAAATCCAATATTACCATCCTTAGTTGGGACAGCAACAATTGCACCACGGAAGGTTACAGTAGAATCATTAACATCTACCACATCTGCTATAACATCTTCAGATGTACTCAAACGAACGATCTTTACGTTCATTTCATTTCTTGGTCTTGCTTCAGTCATTTGAATTCGCATTCACACATTAGTTCAGTTAAAGCCGCTAAAAGATTGATCTCTTGATCAGCAACAAACGCTATCTGATATTGATACTTTGCAATAATCAGCACGGCTGCAGGTATGCTGCTTGGTACTAGAGAACCGTACATACAATCGTAGATTCTCCTAAGGATAAGAGCAGGATCATTATCCAGATTCTGGACTACCCATTTACGGACTTCCGTAAAATTCTTAACCTTTAAGTTTTTTACTAAATCCTCAGTTCTTACATCCCCAAAGGTTGCAAGAATTGCAGAATCTATTTTTCCTCCAACGGAATATCGTTGACATTCATTGAGGACTCTTCTCCAATCGGGGAAGTGTTTATTGATGAGTTCTGCGAGGACTTTCTTATCAGCTTCAATCCGCTCGTCGTCCAATATGGATACAAGTCGTTTGAAGAATTGTCCAGCGATTGCTGGTTTTTGTTTTCCTGTGATTGAGAACTCGATGACGGAGCATCTTGAATGGAGGGGTTCAATGATTTTGTTCTTGTAGTTGCAGGTAAAGATGAATCTACAGTTGTTTGAGAATTCTTCGATACTTGCTCTAAGTAAGAGTTGTACATCGGATGTTGTGTTATCTGCTTCGTCAATGATGATGACCTTGTGCTTCGCCTCCGAAGACAACGATACAGTAGATGCAAAGTTTTTTGCATTGTTACGTACCGTATCGAGGAATCGTCCCTCGTCTGATCCGTTAATGACATAGAAGTCTACTCCCAATTGATTGCACAGTGCCTTCGCAACTGTAGTTTTACCACACCCAGCAGGGCCAGATAAAAGTAAATTAGGTACTTCACCCGCTTCCAAAAACTCAAGAAAAGTTTTCTTGGTTGCTTCTGGAAGGATACATTCTTCAATAGTCTTGGGTCGATATTTTTCAACCCAAAGGAATTCATCCCTCATAATTTCTCAATCTCACATAATAAGGTGCTAGAACATGGGTGTTGAAGTTTTTATCAACAATACCCCTTTCTAGATTTAACTCTTGGAGTAACCCCCAATCATCAGTATCCCCAATAAGGATCTGAACCCATTGTACACCATCTTCAAGTAATTGGACAGCCTTGTCTTGAGATTCTGTCCAATCTTCATATTCTTTTTCAAAGGTGATGTTCTTAGGATAAGAATCATCTAATCCGCATACTTTGTACTTGGTCATTTGGATTCCAATGTCGAATTACGCCAGCAGTAATAAAGCAATTAGTAACAAGATAACTGATAAAGATAATAGTCCTAACAATGCAGACTGCATTATCATACTTTGCAGTTTTATTATCCGAGAAACTTCCCAAGGCATACTTCCACACTCTCCATAATTTAATCATTTTTCTATTAGTCCATCTAATGATGGTATTTCAATTAAGTTGCGGTACTCTTCATGTAGTTCGCACCCAACATAATCCCTATTTAGAGACCTTGCAACCCTAGCAGTTGTACCAGATCCCATAAATGGATCTAATATAATATCACCAGACTTACTACCTGCCTTTATACATGGTTCAATAAGATCAGGTGGATAAACTGCAAAGTGTGCTCCCTTATATGGTTTATTAGTTACTCTCCAAACAGAACGTTTATTCTTTGTTGGGTAACTCTTACTTAACCCTGTGTGAGGGGATAAACCAGTGCCAGCATTGTGATACTTACCTTTACTACGATCTCTAGTACCCCAGTCTTTAGCAGGTTCTTTAATCGCTTCATTGTCATAATAATACTTTTTATTTTTACTCAATAAAAAAATATATTCATGTGACTTAGTACATCTATCTCGTACTGACTCAGGCATAGGATTAGGTTTGTGCCATATAATATCCTGACGTAGATACCAACCATCTGCTCTAAGAGCAAAGGCAAGCATCCAAGGAATACCAATTAAATCCTTCTCCTTTAATCCTTCTAATTTATTACCACGTTTATTACACTTATCTGGTAAATCTTGTTTAGTTTTACTTACCGACTGCTTAGGATATGATTGTCCTTTACCAGGTCTATAGTTGTAATAACTATCACCTATATTAACCCATAGTGTACCATCATCAGTTAGGCAATCTCTTACCAAACTAAAAACTTCAACTAAGTTTTGTATAAATTCTTCAGGTGATTGTTCTTGACCTATTTGATTCTCTTCTCCACCATAATCCCTAAGACCATAATAAGGCGGTGATGTTACACACATCCTCGCCTTATCGGTGTGAGACGCAAATTGTTTTAAGGTCTCCCTACAATCCCCATAGAGGATAGTATTTCTCATTACTGGAAGGATGAATCAGGTTCTAGTGCAATAAAGTATGTAAGTTCATAATCCTTACACTTAAATCTAGACAATAGTTTTTGAGATACAACAACATCATATGTACCAGGTATAATCTTAATATTCTCTACTTTAAAGTTAAATACAAACTCTTTATCTGTCTCACCAACTGTGATAGCAAAGTCATTAGAAGTATCATTCTTCTTATCTCGTACAAGAATCTTAACCACACCTGCTTTACCAATAACAGATAAATCAGGTAACTGATAAATCCCTGCTGCTTTAAGCAAACGATCTAACTGTTGTGTATTTAATTCAAAAGATACATCCTCACTAGGAAGATCTAAATTCTTATCTGGAGGTGTAACTATTACACTAGGATCGGCAAAGAAGTATTTGGATCTCATCCTACCTTCTTTGATAACAACATGACCTTCATTCTCAAAATCCAAATCTGGATTCTGATGTAATCCCATACCATTAAGGAATTGATTCAAATCATAAATTCCAAAATCTTTTGGAAATGATTCATTGACTTCTGCTTCTGCAAGAATATTCTTCATTACAGAAATAGTGCGAAGTTTACTACCCTCTTTAAAAAGAATAGATTGATTGATGTTGCTAAAATTCTTCAGTAAATTAACAGTTTTATCAGAAAGTTTCATAACGAGTATTAGTGTAATCAGGTTCTTTAGTGTTGCCACTAAAGTAATAAAGGAGTAAGCAATAATGCATTGCTTTTAGGATGTCTTGCTTTGCAGTCCCCTTCTTATCATAGCGACTCAAATACTTAATTGCATTAGATCGACAGAATGATTCTGCATCACCTACAGAGTGAATAAGATCAAGAGTTTGAGTATCTGAATTTTTGTTTGTGTAATGCCCTCTATAAGTAGAAGCAACGTAATCTTTAAGATCTGCAATACCTAAATCTTCTTGATACTTTTGAGATTTAAAGTCAAGATTTGGTGTAGGTTTTGGATCATGAGCATCAGCAAATGTTATAGTATCTGGAGAAGCAAGGGGATTACCAGTAATACTGGTATCATCACCCCAATCTGGTACTGCTCCAAAAGTAACAACATCAGAACCAATACCAGTATCAATTTTGATCTCCTCTGCTGCCCCAACCATGTTATCTACTTGGAAGTCAACTGCACTAGCATAATCAAGATTAATATGATGTGCTATTTGATCATCATTATCTGCTAGAGGATCAGTAGGGAATGGATTTGGTCTATCAGGATCATTCCTATCATAATCATACCAATACTTAGAATGCTTTGGTTCAGGATTAATTAGATCATACTCATCACTCTCTTGAGGAGTGATGGTAGTTGATTCAGGTTTTGGATCATACTCATCACTCTCTTGAGGTGTCACTCTATTCTCGTCACCCATAGTAGAAGTCATACTTTTCTCCTAATATTATACCAAGGATTCCTCTTCTTGTCCATTTTCTGCTGGTACAAAATCAGGATCAACTTTGTCATAGAGTTCCATGAAGGACTGCTTGGTCTCATCATCAAACCTATTAAGACACATCTTAATTGCTTTCTCTTTGTTATTAAAGATACTATACGCTCTAATGATGTGTGTCAAACGACGAGTTGATATAACTTCATCTATACCACCATCAAAGAATGTCTTACGAATGATGTCTGCCCAGTCTACAAGACGCTTACAGAACACAGTATTCTCACATGGTTCTCTATTATCTAATAGTTGGATACCAACTTCTACTGCCTTTGCAGTAAGGATCTTATGCTCAGTAACAGGATTAGGATACTGTTGCTCAAAGGTTACACAGAATCTCTCCAAGAATGCTTCATTAAGAACATTAGTTCCAATAAATCTTCCATCCTCAGATCCCTTACCTTTGGTATTAGCAGTAGCGATTACGTTAAATCCATGAGCAGGTTTGATAAACTTACCAATCTTTTTAACGAATACTCCCTTACCTTCTAGGATTGACTGGAGGCACAAGATCTTGTTAGAGGCAAGATCAACTTCGTCCAAAAGCAGGACTGCCCCTCTTTGTAGTGCTTCGATAACAGGACCGTTGTGCCAAACAGTACTGCCATTAATAAGACGGAAACCACCAATGAGATCATCTTCGTCCGTTTCGATTGTGATGTTGACACGAATTAACTCCCTATTTAATTGAGCACATGCTTGTTCTACACTAAAGGTCTTACCATTACCAGATAGTCCAGTAATAAAAGATGGGTAGAATAATTTAGAACCAATGATTTTCTTAACATCTGCAAAAGGTCCAAATTTAACAAATGTAGCATCCTTATCAGGGATTAAATTTTGTTCGACTGCTGGCATTGCTGCTGGTGCTTGATAAGATTGATTTAGATCTTCAACAACTTGAGTAGTTACTTCCAAATTCCATTTGCCTTTGGTAACTTTAAATTCTTGAATTTTTTTGGTGACAGTTTGATAACCAATATCATTCTTAACGCAAAATACTTTAATGTCGTTAGTGGTAATCTCTGTACCATAATCGGTTTTTAAACCATCAATGACTTGTTCTTTAGTCATTTTAATTTCAAAGGCCATAATGTAATGTTGTTCAGTAATTATATTATATACGCTATTTAATACTTAACCCTTTTAAATGTTCCAGTTTTTCAACTGTCTCAGATAGTTTTTTTATAAGGTCGTTTGCCTCTTCAGTAGTAATGCTAGGTGGATGACAATGCACACACCTAGCAATCATATCCCATTCCTTTCGAGTAAGCATTATGCTATGAGTTCTACAAACTCACTAAGTACCTTCTTATTTAGTTGCTTATCCTTAAGAGAACGGTTGAAATAACTCTTTAATTGAGACTTTGTTGCTTGTTCTGGAACAACATATTCCATATCATCTGATGCCATAGCACCACTTGACATTCCAATATATTTTTTATATCCATCTACTGGAAGAGAACAACTCTTAAACTTCTTCCATTGTTTTTTTGCTTTATCATAGTCTGCACCATCATAACCACAATAACGATTAATGAAGTAATTAGCATCCCTACTAGGCATAACTCTAATACCAATAAAATTAACATTAGGATGAATGTCATTAACATACTTAAGTAAGAGTTGAGTAAACTCATGATAACGAGGTGGAACCTTATAAGTTCTACCAGTCTTACGATTGCGAAGATAATCTCTATGGGCATTAAGATTATTTTGCCCCATGAATGGTTCTGGTTCCCAATGTCTTTGAACTAACTTATGACGTGGCAAATGATGTGTCTCACCATCAGTCAAAATCACACATTGTACCTTCTCCATTCCACACTCTTTTTGGAATAGTGGAATAATTTTATTGAGAGCAATTACAGTCTCATTCAATGGTGTTCCAGATAGATTCATCCTAGGTGGAATTGGGTATGTTCCATATTCTCTAAAGGCACAAGCAATTCTCCAAATATTTTTCATCTGTTCTTCTAAATCCTTAGGACGACTATTGCTAGTAAAGAACTCCATCAAACTAAATCTATCTTCAACTACAAGTTGCCCATCTTCTGGAGTGTAATGAGATTGAACCTCTATTGGTCTATGAGTAATAGGATCATACTCAAGACGATTGTACTCATATGTAAAAGCATATACCTTGAATGGAATATTAACCTTTTTACAAAACCAAATTAGATTGTATAGTTGTTTTAAAGTATCTCTCAAAACATTATTCATAGATCCAGACCAATCAAGTACGAATATTAGTCCATGACTTTGACCTTCTTGGAATGTTGTAACCTTTTTGAATAGGTCATCATTAAACTTATATGTGTGAAGTTTACCTGTATCTAATACACCAGTCTTAGAGGTAGCAGCACGAGCATATGCAGATGCTGCTTTCTTCATCTCAAATTCTTTAACAAGATAGTTAACTGCTTTTTTAGAATCATTCTTTAATTTTGCAAATTCCTTATCTACAGATTCAAAAGTTATCTGTGGATTTCTAAAATAACTATCTCTTGAACTTATACCCAAATCTTCATTTTCTTTTTTTACTGCTTCTTCCCAAACTGCCCATTCCTTTTTAATATAAGAATGAACTTCTTCGTTAGAATTAATAATAGTATCAAGATTTACATCAGGTATTTCAAGATACTCATTAGGCATTGCATCATTTGATATAAGATCTCTAATCTTTTGCTTTAGCATATCATCAGTTTGAACTCGTGGTTCCCCTTCAGTATTTTGTAAAGAAGCACCACTACTTTTTTGTTCCAGTATAAGCTCTTCTTTTTCTTCTGTTTTTTGATCTGATTCCTTTCCTCTACCTTCACTAAGATCTTCTAAAGGATACTCTGTATCATCTGTACCTAGGTCAGGACGACCTTCTTTTGCATCTCCTTCCTCTTGCTTATTCTCAGCATTATCTTCTCCAGAATCACCTGTCTTTTCTTCCTTCTCCTTTTCAAACTTTTCAATATCTGCTTCAAGAGACATTGATTCTATACTTATTTTCTCACCTTCATCTTCAGTATCTTCCTGATGATCTTTACAATACTTGTATAGAACCTCTGCTGCATTTTCTGCATCTTCAAAAGTCTCAGCATCACCAACAAGTTCAACAATCTTTTGCTCTTCTTCGTTAAATGTTATTGCCAAAAATGCACCAACTTTATAGTGTAGATTTATTTTATCAGCAAGACTAAGTGCATCAATATCTTCACCATCCAATTCAAAGAAATCATCTTGGAACATTGTTTGATATGCATTATAAAAAGTCCTTCCAAGTCCAAGATACTTACGCTTCATTAACTTCTCAATACGAGCATCTTCTGTAACATTAATAAATGACTGAGGAATACCTTTTTTTGGATCTCTATTAGGTGTGAATAGTGCATGTCCTACTTCATGACCAACCAACATATCATAAACAATCTCATCTGCTCTTTCCCACATAGGAAGTGTTAGTACACGAGTCTGTACATTAAAGCATGCTGTCTCTACTTGTTTATTCTCGATGATTAGATCTTCTGTAGCAAGTAATTTTGCTAGAGTTCCTTTGATTTCTAAATTGACAGACATAGACTTTTTAACTTGTTATACACATTATAAAACCCCTTCCGTGGGGAAGAGGTCATAAGTAGACGCTTTTTTAATTGTCTACGTCTTTCTCTTGCACTACGCAACGCTTGAGGTTTAAGCGTTCGCTTCGGTTCTTTGCCCGAATTGTGCTGCCAGTTAGGTAATTTCATCGAACTTTTTAAGTGAGTCCTTAAGATTGGATGAACAATCAGGAGGTTCAGGTTCTACTATACCATGAATCTTCTTCCATTTGTTGTACATAGCTTGCATTATCCAAGATTGAGAAAGACTCTTAGGACCATTCTCAAGAAGATCTAGCTGCATCTTATTAGAAGTATATCCTTTAAAATCCTCTCTCCAATTGGAATCATCAATTGGTTTGTCCATTGATCCAATCCTCCAGATCTACAGTTGGTCTCCAACCAAAGATTAACTTGAGTAAAGTATTCTGAGCAAGTGTTTCTCTTGCTTCACCAATTCTCTCTGGAATATATGTGATTCTACTATCTAGGCATGTAACCATTCTTGCGACTTGATTAACAGAATAGTTTGTACCATTACCTACATTATAAACTTCACCATAATCCTCATCTTTAATGTCTGTAACAGCAGCAAGATAATTTGCATGAACTACATCAGACACATGTGTAAAATCTCTACGTTGTTCACCATCACCAACAACAGTTAATTTCTCACCTGCTGCTCTTTGACGTAAGAAGATACCAATAACAGGAGCATACTGTCCTCTTAATGGTTGACGCTCACCATAGACATTAAAGTATCTAAAGATAACTGTCTTAAGACCAAATAGATCTGTATACATCTTACACAACTTCTCACCAGCAACCTTAGATACTGAATAAGGATTTAAACAATCTTCTGGATGACATTCAGCATTTGGTATCTTACCCATACCATAAGCAGATGATGTAGATGAATACATCACTTTCTTAACACCTGCTTCCCTAGAACATTGTAATACTGTTGTAGTACCTACACAGTTAATCTGAACTGCTCTTATAGGATTCTCAATTGCTGGTTGAATTCTTGCTTCTGCTGCAATATGGAATACGTAATCAACACCATCATATAATGGTCGTGTATTCTCATAGTCGCATATATCAAACTTATGATTCTCTGCTTTATCATTCCAGTAGAACTGATCATGAGCATCAGAATACTCATTGTCAATTACAACTACCTCATGTCCTTCTGCAAGCAGTTTATCTACAAGGTTTGATCCTATGAATCCTGCTCCTCCTGTTACTAATGATCTTGTCATGATTTCATCCTACTAAATCCTTTAATTTTTTCAAATCGAATAACGTTTGAGAATTTATCTTGTAAACCCTCCTTATGAGAGATTACAAAAATATTTGCCTTCTCTACCACAAATCGAATGATCCGAAGGAATTCGTCTGTGCCGAATCCATCGAGAGAAGAATCAAATGTCTCATCAAAAATGATGAGGTTGCAATTCAACGAGTTCTTTATTTTAGCAACTTCTCTCCACGTAAACAAAAGTGCCAAGTCAATCCTCATCTTCTCACCTTCACTAAAAGAAGAATATGAGAAGTCCTCATGTATAGGAGATTTGATAGACTCATTAAATTCCTCATCTAATGAGAAGTTAATGTAGAAGTCCATCATCTGAAGATAACGGTTTACCTGCTGATTGATAAGAGGCAGATACTTCCTAATGATTTTGGTTTTGACACCACCATCCTTTAGGAGATCAAATATAAAGTTGTACCTTATTATATCATCTTTTCTAGAATCCGCATCTGCCGTGGCAATCTCAAATTGATTTTTAAAGTTTGCTAACTTTTCATTTTCAGTATTTCTGTCTGCAAGTTGATCGGTAAGAGTTTGAATTTCTTGTTCCAGATCTCTGACTTGTTTTTTGAATCCAGAGATTTTGGTATTAACTTGAGAAATGCCATGCGTTAGATTAGTTACCTCGTCGGATATCTTAATAAAAGAGGACTCCCTCAACTCTTCCTCTTTAATTGCCTCTTCGAGTTCTTTATAACCCGATTGCAACTCTTTTGCCTTATTTTGGGAATCCTTGATTTTATTTATTCTGAACTCCTCCTCAATGGATTGGGTACATGTAGGGCATGTTACATTATCTGTGAAGAACTTATGTTCTTTAGTAATGGTCGTTACTTTTTCAGTAATTTTTCCTTTAAGGTTTCCTAACTTACGAAGTTTTTGTCTTGATCCTCTAAAAGATTCTAACTCATTATTCTTAGATTCTAAAGACTTTTGAAGTTCCTTTTCTTCTTCTAGTAGATTTTCCTGTTCTTTAATAAGTTGCTTAATAGACTTCTTTTTATTACTAATATCCTTCTTACTTAATGCCTCAATCTCATCCATAAAAGATTGCTGCATCTCATACTTCTCCTCCAAAGTCATCAATTTATATTCTAACTGTTTAATCTCATCCTTAACTATTTTAGTCTTATCCTTAAGAACAGAGTTCATCTGAGAGAATATTTTAATATCAAGTAAATCCTCAATAACCTCTCTTCTATTAGAAGCACTCAGTTGCATAAAAGGAACAAAATTGCTACTACCAAGAATAACAATCTGTGTAAATGATTTGTAATTCATCTTAAGAACTACATTCTCTAACCAAGTCTGCTGTGCATTTGCATGAGCATCTTGATTTAATATCTCATCATTCTTAAAAATATTAAACTTATTTGGTTTAATACATCTTACAACCTTCCATTGAACTGTACCAATCTCAAACTCAATCTCAACCTCTGTCCCTTTTTCATTAACACTATTAATTAACTGACTCTTACTTACACCCCTATAAGATTTACCAAATAATGAAAATGTTAAAGCATCGAGAATAGTACTTTTACCAGCACCATTATTCCCAACAACTAAAGTATTAAATGAGTTTTTATCAAATACAATCTCAGTAAATTGATTGCCTGTACTCAGAAAATTTTTATATCGAAGTTTTTTAAATGTTATCATTCTCAGGTGGTATCACAAGATCATTACCAGTAATTATTGCATACTCATATCCATGCAACTGGCAAGTTTTAACAATTAAATTGTCATCAACTTCTAAGACATTTAACTCAGGATGGTTATCCCTCTCCTCTAACATCATAGCAAACCGATCACAATCATCCTCCTCTTCAAAAAGATAAAGAACTTGCCGTCCTTCTTCATTTGTAACGGAGTACGCTCCTTGGTCTTCACGACCTTCTAGGGTAAGTATGTACATTATACTAATTCACATGCCTCCCTATAGATTTCTTGTATAAGACCCTGAATTTGTGACTTGTTTAAAGTAGTCTCAGTTTCTTCTACATACCTATTTAATAGTGATATAGTATCCTCAGATTCAATATCAGTATCATCAACCGTATCGTTTATATCATTGAAGTTCTCTACAATTCTTAACTCTGCAATATTAGCAGCATAAAGTTTATCTACAAACTTCTCAAATTTTTTAGGATAGGTTTTCTTCTTTACAAATAATTTTACTATCTTATCTCTATATTGTCTAGCATCAAATGTCTGTGCATTATCATCCTCATAATAGATATTATAAAACATTCTATATGGATTACGAATCTCTTCAGTCTCTAAAGTTTCTGTATCAAATATATGGAATCCTCTACTATCTCCAGTATCATTAGCAAACATCTCATAAGGATTACCTAAGTAATATATTTTTCCATCAGTAGATCTTGTATGATAATGACCACTAAACACTTTTGCAAACTTATCATAAGTATCAGTCTCATATCCATTCATCATAACATGTCCACGAGTAGCAGTGAATCCATTCAGTTCTAAATGACCAAAGACAACTTTTGCTTTAGATGCTTTAATCCGTTTAAAAGTCTCATCTTCATTCTCCTTGCAAATCCAAGGAACCATTAAAGTCTTTAACCTACCAATCTTAACTTCTGTTGTATCAGAATAACAGGTTATATTAGGATACTCTCTAAGTAGTAAATCTATCGCATTTACTTCGTTGGTATTCTTATAATAAGCAGTATGATTACCAACAATAGTATGGATAGTATAGGATGTAAGTCTATCATAATAATTATCTTTTGCCCATTTCAGAGCAGCAAAGTCTATACCCTTCCTATTATCAAAGGTATCTCCCATATCTATTATAGTATCAATTCCACGAGATTCCAACTCTGGAAAAAATATATTGTTATAAAATTTTAGAAAATAGTCGTGGAACAGATTGGAATTCTTACGAGCACCAAAATGTTGATCGGTTATTATTGCTACCTTCATTGATACCGAGTCTTGGAATGAATAGAATCTTTTATACTATTATAGTCGGAATAGTTCCCCCCGTCAGTGAGACTATCGTCATGAAAGACTTCTTCATAACCATTCTTCTCAATAATTTTGTTTTTAATTTCTAACTGCTTCTTTTCTTTTTGTATCCTACGTAAAAACGCATAATGAATAATCTGCGTAAAGTAAGCAAAAGGATTTTGGGATTTCTCAGGATTAAAATTATGTATGTACTGAACGCAATTTTCGATTCCATCAGAGATCATGTCATCCTTAAAGATGTAATTAACAAAATTTGGTTTAAAAGATAAATGGGTTGCTATCTTTAAAAAACATTCACCGAGGTAATTGGTAATCCTAGGCTTAGGTTTGCCCAATTCCTCTGCTTCAGCAACATCCTTTTTATATAAAATTAAGGCAGCAAGAAATTCCTTATTATTGACGTAATGAATAGATCTTTTTCTTTTTGTTACACCAGCCATACGAATTTCCTTGTGTTGAAGTAATTATAACATCTATGAGAGATGAGGACAACTTGACAAGGTATCCGATTATGGGTACAATGTGCCTGTCAAGGTTCAAAGGGTTTTATTGGTCCTTCTCAAAGAGCTTCTCTAAGATCTCTTTGGTATCAGCGACGTTACCTTTATATCCCATCTTACCATTAAGCTTTTTTCTTATCCCAGTAGGGTCTTTTCTCTCTTCAGAAGATTCTCTTACCCAAGTTTGATACATCATAATCATCTCAATATCCTTAGATTCGCTTATAGTCATAACATTATCCATATCAATAACAAACATATCTTCTTTAGTCGTCTTTAACCAAGGTTCTAATTTATAACCAGTCATACCTCTTGGACCATTAATGGCTTGAAGTGTAATAGGATTTGTAATAAGCAATATAGTTTTATTCTCTTCAAAGCACGGTGCAACTTTTGTGAATATCTCTTCACCGCTTTTGAGTTTAATTGTTCCGTAGAAATCGTCTTCCATATATTCTCCTATTTTAAATTTACAGTTACGATGTCATAATTAAATTTTTCTTCGTTGTAAATTTTTATTCTCTCAATGAGATGATTTAACGTGTAGTTCTTCTTCGACCTGTAAGAACAATCATCAGATATATCATATAGTCTCGCTTTAGTTTTGTTATTACCCTTCCTAAGAACTCTACCAATTGATTGGAGATTGCGTATTCTAGACTTGGATGGGGAAGCAAAAACTACATTATGAAGGTTTCTAATATTTATACCTGTTGAAAACACACCATATGATGCTACAATTACGGCATTCTCTTCCGTATCTACAATATATCGTACTTCTTCTCTCTCTTGAGTATCAACTCCACCATGAACAAAGAAGACTTTTCTATCACCAACAACAGATTCATTAATAAGATCATACAAAGGTTTACCATGTGCTTCAACTCTTTGGAATAGCACTAAAGTATTACCTTTTAAGTCTAAAACTAAATTTTTAATAAAGGTATTTCTTTGATTATGACTTATAAGATATTGAACTTCATCTTCAAATACTTCAAATTTTTGCGGTGGATGTTTTAATACAATACATTGAATATCGAGTTTTGCGAGATGACCGCTTTCCATCAACTCAGCAGTTCTAGTCACCTTATAGGAAGGACCAAATACTCCCTCTAAGACCCACTTATGGGTCTGTGTGCCGTCTAAAGTACCAGTGAATCCAAACCTATACTTAGCATGTTCTAGCTTTGTCATTATAGATATTAAAGACTTACTCTTAAATAAATGAGCTTCGTCTCCAATTACTACATCATAATCTACAAAGAACTGTCGATCTAGTTTATAGATAGATTGCCATGTAGTAATAGTAACTGGGTATTCATTACTCTTCTCCTTACCAGAATATATACGGTGACAATATGAATCAGGATTCCAACCATAGTCTTCAAAATCCTTATACATCTGCTCTACAAGAGATGTCGTTGGAACAACTAGCAATATTTTTTGGTTCTTACTTACAAAGTACCTTACGATTGCGTAAATCATCAGCGATTTGCCAGAGGCAGTGGGTGATATCAATAGCCTTCTATTCCGCCTTAGAGCATCATATACTCCTTCCAACTGATAATCCCTTACCTTAAGGTTAGTAATAGATGCTAGATAATCCTTTACTCCTTCTCTAGAGATATGCTCATTTATCTCAAAAGGTGATCCATAATACTTGTTATCTTCAAATTTAAATTTATATTCCCTATTAACACAGAAAGATACTAAACGATCCAAGAGACCTACATAAAGTCTTTTAGATCGTAAATCATATAAATGAATTTCCCCATTCCAATTCTTACCACGATACTGTGGCATAAACTTTGCGTTTGGAACTTCAAATGTAAAATGATCTCTTAATTCATAGTCAACATGTGGTTCAGCCTCTATCTTGAGATGCACCTCATTTAACTTATGAATAACTACATCAACCATAACCTGCTTGGAATTTCATAAATTCAACAGCATTCTTAATTTGGTATGTTCTATTCTGAATAACCCTAAGTATACTTTCCAAATAATTTAAAATAGTATCATAATAATCTATTTTTAAACTAACTGAAGCTAAACTCTCATCTGCATCTAGGTATTTTTGAAGTGTGTCTTTATCTCTAATCTTTTTAGGGAAGGGATTCTCTGTGTAAACCTCAGGATCTGCTTTTCCCGTGAAGTATTCATACCTCTCATGACGAGTGTTCTTACGCTGTTGTTCTGCTTTTTTCTTTAAAAGAACTATGTTATTATAGATCTCATAGTATTTAGCATGTAATTTAGGGATATTTATAGACTCTGTATGTAAATTGTCAAGGTCAATGTTGGAGTCTTTCTCCCACATTTTTTGTATCATATCAAGGTCAAGTGTCATCCATCAAATCCTCCATCTTGTATCCACTTCTTTATCCACCTTGGTGCATAGAATATTGCAAATGACATAGCCCAGAAGGTAGCTAAAACTGCTAGATGGAATAATCTATTAGAGTTGACTATCAACCCACAAATTACAAGTCCCATCCAGACATAATCTAAAGTACCGTGGAATCTATACCAGATATTATCACCATACTTTTTAATAAAACCATCTCTTTTCCTTGCGAACCACGGTGATACGTGCCTCATCATAACAAATCCTTCGTTGAAGAACATAACGAAAAATCCAATCCAAAATATCATAAACGTTTACCCTCTGGTGATTGTATTGTGTATATAGTGTACTTGAAAACTGCCTCTGCTGTAAAGTATTCAACATCTGGGTTAGTAGCATCAAATGCCAAATCTGACAATCCTATTGGGAACATATCTTGAAATTGAACTTGGAACTGAACTCTTTGGTTACTGTTCAGTGCTTGTAGTGTTCCATCAGAATATATGTCCATTGACTTAGCATCTGGTTGGTTCTGCTTATTAGTCCATTGAAGTCTATCAATCTCATTCAATGATTCTGGATATCCTAAACCACGCATCCAGTTCTGTATCTGCATGTAGTTCTCTAGATCTTCATCAACAATAAACCTAAGAACAAAATCATCAAAGAACATTTTATCACCAGGAATATCAATGTTCTTTAAGTAGTTTGGTTGCTCTGCTACACCTAACTGTAAACCAGGTATATTTGCAGAGTTTGATAAGAATGATACCTTCCTAGCTCTACTCAAAGTAAATCTAAATCCTACAGAGGATAAGAAGTTCCTATTAGATAATTGATTGGTATAAAGATTTCTTGAAGTAGCCATTTTACATATGAGGTTTTAGATAATCAATAAAGTAATTAGCAATTACAGAGTGTTGCTCTGCTCTGGGATGATAAGTATAAGGATCAACTAACTTATTATGTTCAGCAAATTCAAAACCAGATCCTAATTCATTAGAATTCTTATTGAAGTTGAGACATATAAGAGATAAGAGGTCTCTCTTATTACTTTTAATACCTATAAAGTTTGATGGTTTTATACCATAATCCTTGGAGTTAAAAGTATCATACCAAAAATTAATAATAGTTGGTTCTACACCTTTATTTAACAGTTTAAGGTATTGGTTCCAATGAAGAATATCAACTTCCAAGTTTTTAATATTACCATTATCACGTTTTAAACTAGTGATACCCCATAATATAATAATCTTTTTCTTGGTTTTACACAACTCTTGGAATCTTTTACTAATAAAAAATTCTTTACCAAGTTGGAACTGTGATGTATTAGTACTATGAAAAGTACTAAAATTTATATGATCAATACCAAAATGGTCTATTACCTTTTTTCGCCAACCCTTCTCCCAACAAATATCATCATTACATTTGAATAATTCGTCATAGCGTATTTTGGTCATACCTTTTGTATAACCAGCACCATCACCTACAGTCCAACTATCACCGAAGGTTAATAATATAGTCTCACTATTTAGGTTCATCAAACAACACTTCATCCATATATCTATCTGCCCATTCCTTACTGAAGCACCTCTCAAGGATGCCACGAGTCTTATCGTTCTTCTTCTGCTGATTGCAATAATGTAATTGTGCTTTTAATCTTTCTTCTCGACCTTCAGTTGGTTTTGCTTCCATAACTGCTAAGGTGTAAATTGTAAGATATGATTCTACAGCATTAATAAATTTAGATTCTTCTGCCTTATTAGTAGGTCTAATAAATTTACAATAGGATGAGAATATACTCCCCCATTCAGGTAGTTTTCTCTCTTCCTTAAAATTAAAGGATGTGCTTATATGTGTTAACTTCTCGGTAAGGGTGGGAGAAAAGTCACTAACAGGTGATAAATCAACGATAGCAGCCCCAACTCCTCTAGGAGTAGCAACAACATCAGCACCAAAGATTGGTAAGTCATAATTTGAATCTGGAAAAAATACACAGTGCAGGACATCTAAAGATCCTAACTTAGCAGTTTCTAGATGAATCTTACGAAGACCTGGACACTTATATACTTCATTATGTATCTGTAACTTCTCATCATCCATAGTTCCATAGATCTGTGACATCTCTGGACTAAGGTGTAAAGGTTTAATTCCTGGTAATGAGCTATAAGAACAACGAATAACAGTAGATAATTTATTAATCAATTCATGATGATTCATTCTTTTTTTTCTCCTCAATTAATTTTTTCCATGCCTCAATTAGCATCTGGAGTTCTTTAATCCTTGCTTCTGTAGTTTCAATTTTTTCTTCAAGATGCATCTTTGAGATCCTCGGATTCGCAGTTTGGATTAATACTTTCTACCATTGTACCACCAATATCCTCTCCTGCATCCATACCCATCATCGTAGCAGCTCCAGCAAGAACCCAACCAACGAAGGGAATCCCAGTGAGACTAGGGGCCACAGCAGTACCAACACTAGCACCGACCATTTTACCTGTTCCTTTTCCTGCACCGATTGCTTCGATACACTCTTCTGATTTTGAACTTTGTGTTGCCACTGGGTTAGATGAGTACTCAGACCCATCCACCTTGACTTCTTCTCTGATCTTAACGGTGTTGTTACCCAGTCCCAGAAAGCCACCTTTTTTCTTTATATCCCGTTCCACAAGCATCGTCTTGGGATCGTTTGCACGATATACTATTTTATATCCTTCCTTATTTGCTTCTACTTTATAAGACGTATATGGACCAACTGGTAGATTTACTACAGGCATGGTCTTTCTATTGGCAATTAACCCAATCATACCAATGTGGGTTATGCCGAGCACAGTTCCTAAACTAATTGCTATCCATTTATTGTTTAACATAATGATCACTATCTAATAATATATAGGGGGTTTATCCTTAAATTAACCCTCTATAATAAGGTTGTACCAGTCTTCACTCATTCCTTCGATGATGCTATCTGCGTTATCTCTATCGGTAGCATACTTCTCAGAGATTAAATGTTCAACAACCTTCTCATAGTTCTTCACTATTTCCTGTGCTTGTTTCGGTGATGGTTTCATCAGAATCCTTTGCAACTATCTCTTCCAATTTATTTATAGCAGCAGAAACCCCTGCTAAACGTACTTCGAGTGACTCTTGGGCACGTTTGTAGAACTTCAATTGGAACTGCCTATACTCTTTAATAGACTTTCTTGCTTTACAAAACATTGTTCGTAACATAAGTTTACAATACTATTTAGTACGTTGGGTAAAGTCAATACCCTCCATGTGATCATATTCATGCAAAAATATCCTTGCAATGAATCCTTCTAGTTTTGCTTTATGTACTTCTTTACCTTCATCTTCATACTTAACAATAATATAATCTGGTCTTTCAACCTCCAAAAAGACATCAGGATAGGATAAACATCCTTCCTCTAATCTTACCATCTTCTTAGATTCTTTTATTATTTTTGGATTAAAACATGTAATTGTCTCTTGCAACTCCATGTTAGATATCATTACAAATGCTCGTTCTTTTATACCTATTTGGTTTGCCGATAGTCCCACTCCATTATAGTGGAACATATTTTCATGCAACTGATACGATAACTTAGATCTGTCTAAGTTATAACTACACTTCTCTATTTTTGCGTGTAATAGTGGATCGTTGGATGGCAATAGTTTTTGAATCATATTCTAATAGTGTTCTGAGATACATAACCTCTTGCTTTAGTTCCTCATTCTCTTGCTCTAGTTCTTCAATGTGATCTAGGTAGATAATGACTGACATGCATTTCCCTCAAGTTGAATAATTATTTACATATTTAAGATTTGCTTAATGCGTTTTATGTAAACAAATGCCTCCAGACAGATTTGAACTGCCGACCTTGGCTTTACAAAAGCCCTGCACTACCACTGTGCTATAGAGGCAAGTGATGGGTTCTTCGCCCCTGGTATAGAACCCATCAAAGATTGATCCAGAGCAGTCATAGGTAGCGATGCCTTGACTCGTATATTATGACATAAAAAAAGAGACCCGTAAAGGGTCTCTCTTAAGATATGTAATATCTGAATTACATGAGGTTCTTGATTTGAACA